AGGTGGCCTGAACCAAAAAGGCGTTGACTCTTATAAAAAAGCTAATCCAGGTTCTAAATTAAAAACAGCAGTAACTACTAAACCCTCTAAACTAAAATCAGGATCAAAAGCTGCAAAAAGACGTAAGTCATTTTGTGCTAGAATGAAAGGTATGAGAAAAAGACAAAAGGCTAGTAATAATACTGGAGATGATAGATTATCTAAATCACTTAGAAAGTGGAATTGCTAATGATTAAAAACTTTAAAGACATAGTTATATTATTAATTACAACAGGTGTTTTAATCTTATTAGGTATAATTATCATTGGTGATTACTGGGTAGCTGTTAAAGAAAATAGACCGGTAGATGATAGTATAATAGTACTTATGAAGATGTCAGTCACTGGATTAATTGGGGTTATAGGTGGTTATATTGGAGGTAGTAAATGAGAGATACCAAGGCTATTGAAAACTTTTTAAAAAACAACTATAAGAAAATAAAAGAAATGAGTTTATTTAGAAATTTAAAAAAAGAAGTAGAGGTAGGTGCTAATGGCACTCAAGATTACATTATTAAAAAAGGTGAGAACACCGGTAAGGTTGCTAAAAAATGATAGATAGATTTTTATATAATTTTTTTGGTGGAATGGATAATCTTATTTCTAAAATAGAAACATATTCTGTTAAACTTACTTCATGGTGTTGGCACTCAAGAGTTAATTTATTAAACAAAAAAAGGAGAAAGAAAAATGTTAAATGAAGAGTTAGTAGTACTAAATAAGGTACAAAAACACTTAAAAGAATCTTATCAAGATATTGCTGATATAATGATCGGTGGTGGTATTGACAATATGGAAAAATACAAGTATATGATGGGACAGGCACATGCCTATTTAAAAATATCTCAGGAAATCTCTAACCTGCTAGAACCAAAGGAGCCAAAAAATGATATTGAAAGAGCAGAAAACGTCGTCGACTTCGGAAGAACCGAAAATTAAATCGGCACTATTAAATAAGTACGAAAAAGAAGATCAAAAAGAAACAGACGGGTACGAACGTCTTAAAACAAAAGAATCAAATAAATTACCTAGACCAACCGGTTGGAGACTTGTAGTTCTTCCTTTTAAAATGAAGGAAAAAACTAAAGGTGGAATAATTGTAGGGCAAGATACACTAGAGAGACAACAAATTGGATCTACTTGTGGTTTAGTTCTTGCAACAGGACCTCATTGTTATGATAAAGATAAATTTCCAGAAGGACCTTGGTGTAAAAAAGGTGATTGGATTATCTTTGCAAGATATGCAGGATCAAGAATTCAAATAGATGGTGGGGAAATAAGAATGCTAAATGATGATGAAGTTTTAGCAACCATCGATAACCCTGAAGATATAATTCATCAATATTAACAAACATAGGAGGAAACTATGCCAGACGTAGAAGAAAACAAAACAGTAGATATAGATACATCAGGACCTAGTACTGAAATTGAGTTAGATGAAACTCAATCCACAGAAACAGAAACAGAAACCCCTGAAGTAGAAACATCAAGTACAGAAACAGAAGAAATAATTGATGTTGTTGAAGCTAAAGAACCTGAAAAAGAAAACGAAGCAGAGAAAGATAAAGAATTAGAAAATTATAGTAAAGATGTTCAAAGAAGAATAGCTAAACTAACTGGTAAATGGAGAGAAGCAGAGAGACAAAAAGATGAAGCTTTAACTTTTGCTCAATCACAAATAAAAGCAAAAGAAATAGCAGAACGTAAAATCTCAAAATTTGAACCTGAGTTTTTTAAGAATGCCGAAGAAAGTGTTATAAATGGTATTCAAGCAGCTAAAGCAAAACTTGCTGCTGCTAGAGAAGCAGGAGATATTAATGCTGAAGTAGAAGCTCAAACTGCAATATCTGAGTTAGGTTATAAAAAAGCTAAATTAGTTGAAACTAGAGCTGCTCAAGAAGAGTTTAAATCTAGAGCTAGAGAGGTTCCAACTCCACAAATTAACTTAAACAGACAAGAAGTAGCACAGGGAACACCTGATCCTAAAGCTGAAACATGGGCATCTAGAAATGCTTGGTTTGGCCAGGATAATGCTATGACTTACACTGCTTTTGATCTACATAAGAAACTCACAGAACAAGAGGGATATGATCCTCAATCTGATGAGTACTATTCTGAAATAGACAAAAGAATAAGACTTGAATTCCCCCAAAAATTTGATACAATTAATTCAAATAAAGGGGAAACGACCAAACCCGTACAAACAGTAGCTTCAGCGAAGCGAAGTACAAATACTGGTCGCAAGACTGTGACACTCACACCGTCCCAGGTAGCAATCGCTAATAAATTAGGTGTGCCACTAAAGGAATATGCGAAACAACTAAAAATCACGAAGGAGGCATAAGCATATGGAAGATAATAATGATAAAAGAACCTCGCGTGCGAGTCAAACTAGAGAAAAGACTTCTCAAAAAAAAGTTTGGACTCCACCATCAAGTTTAGATGCACCCCCTGCACCAACAGGATTCAAACACAGATGGATTAGAGTAGAATCTATGGGATTCCAAGACACTAAAAACGTCGCTGGAAGAATTAGATCAGGATACGAGCTTGTAAGAGCTGATGAATATCCAGACTCTGACTTTCCAATTGTGGATGATGGCAAATACAAGGGAGTGATCGGAGTTGGTGGCCTTGTGCTGGCAAGGGTACCGGAAGAGATTGCAGAGCAACGTACTGAATATTATCAGAAACAGGCTCAAGATAACGTCGACGCTGTTGACAACGATCTTATGAAGGAACAGCACCCAAGTATGCCGATCAATATTGATCGACAGACTCGTGTAACCTTCGGTGGCTCAAAGAAAAGTTAATTTTTTAACGATTACTAGACCATTCGAGGATAAACTAACAATGTCTAAGGAGGACAAATACTATGGCAAATAAAGACGCCGCTTTCGGTTTGAAAGCAATAGGAAAAGTCGGACAGAATAGAGACAATCAAGGTTTATCTGAATACTCAATAGCTGCAAGTTCAGCTGCGATCTATCAATGGGATCCAGTTAAAACTGCGGGCGGTTACTTATTAGTAGCTGGCGCTGGTGGCAATATCAGAGGTTCACTAAACGGTGTTTTTTATACTGACGCATCAACAAGCAAGCCTACGTGGGCTAACCACTTAGAAGCAGCAAATACAGCAACTGATATTGTTGGTTTTGTTTCTGACGATCCTTATGAAAGGTTCGAGATTCAATCTAATAATGCAGGAGCTTCAGCAGTAACTGATGTAGGTAAAACTGCAGAACTTGTGTACGCAGCAGGTTCTTCACCAGACTACATTTCAGGTGCAGAGTTAGATGATTCTACTCTAAACACTACTGCTCAACAATTAAAGATCATGGGAATTTCCAAAGATATTAACAATTCTGACGTAGCATCTGCTAACGTTAATTGGGTTGTTATGATTGCGGAACATGAACTTAATTTAACAACTGGTACGTAAGGAGTATAGAACATGGCGATATCAAGAGGACAACTAGTTAAAGAACTAGAACCAGGTTTGAATGCACTATTCGGACTGGAATATAAGCGTTACGAGAATCAGCACGCTGAAATATATACTACTGAATCTTCAGACAGAGCGTTTGAAGAAGAAGTTATGTTATCAGGTTTTGCTCAAGCTCAGACTAAAGCAGAAGGAAGTGGAGTTTCATTTGACAATGCTCAAGAAACTTTCACTGCAAGATATTCACACGAGACTGTGGCCCTTGCTTTTGCAATTACTGAAGAAGCTATTGAGGATAACTTGTATGACAGACTTGCAAGTAGATATACAAAAGCGTTAGCTAGATCTATGGCGAACACAAAACAAGTTAAAGCGGTACAACCATTGATTAATGGTTTCGGTACATTCACTTCTGGTGATGGTTCTGCATTATTTGCAGTTAACCACCCAACTATAAGTGGAACTGTATCAAACACATTAGCAACGGCTGCTGACTTAAACGAAACTTCACTAGAGCAATCATTAATTGACATTGCTGCAATGACAGACGAAAGAGGTCTAAAAATT